TACTCGACGTTTATTGGAAAACAACGTTACGGTAATTATGTTGAACCTTCACGTATTCCTGCATCATTTAAAGCTGGAGTAGAAGGACTTAACTATTTAGAACCTGAAAAAGGAGAGTTCTACTACAAATGGTGCTTATATTCAGCAGGACACGCAAACTTAGATTTAGATAAGTTTGACGAAAGCGAAGACATGTTTCGTAACAGAGACAGAACTACAAGTTGGGTACTAGGTGACTCAGGTGGTTTCCAAATTGGTAAAGGTGTGTGGCCGGCTGATTGGAAAGATCCTGCTTGTCCTAAAGCACAAAAGAAACGTGAACAAGTATTACGATGGATGGACGAGTTAATGGATTACGGTATGTGTCTTGATATTCCTGCGTGGGTTGCACGTAGCCCTGCAGGGCAAGCAGCAACAGGTATTAATGATTACATGGATGCAGTACAAGGTACTTATATTAATAATGATTATTTTGTTAATAATCGCTCTGGTAAATGCAAATTCTTAAACGTATTGCAAGGCGAAACACACACTGATGCAGAAGATTGGTACCAACGTATGAAGAAATATTGCGATCCTACTATCTACGGTGACAAGGCGTTTAATGGTTGGGCAATGGGTGGACAAAACATGTGTGATGCTGACCTAGTTCTTAGACGATTAGTTACATTGCGATTTGACGGATTACTAGAACAAGGGCATCAAGATTGGATGCATTTTTTAGGAACAAGTAAATTAGAATGGGCATGTTTATTAACAGACATTCAACGGGCAGTACGTAAATATCATAATCCAAACTTTACTATTAGTTACGATTGTGCTAGTCCATTTTTAGCTACTGCAAATGGTCAAGTCTATATTACTACCGAAGTTGAAGATAGATCTAAATGGGTGTATCGAATGGTGCCAAGTGCTGATGATAAAAAATATTCAACTGATACTCGACTATTTAAAGATGCAGTTATTCAAGATAAGATCTTTAAAGTGTTTAATCCAAGTCCGTTAATCGATCAAGTACCAATTAAAGATATATGTATATACAGTCAAGGTGTTCCTAACTGGACAGAAGTTGATAATGATAACATTGATCATGCATTATTATTTTCAGATCCATTATACTTAAATGATCCTAAATATTGGATTACAATGGGTGATGCTAATAAAGTTAATAAAGTAGGTAGAACTAGTTGGGATAGTTTTAGTTATGCTATATTAATGGGGCACAACGTATGGAGTCACTTGGATGCTGTACAACAGGCAAATCGAGCATACGATAACGGTATTTTGCCTAATATGTTAGTGGATGAAAAATTTAAACACGTATATGTTAGAGATGTTATTGATTCAATCTTTGCAGTTGATAATTTAGTTGACGCATTGGCAATTATTAAAACATATAACAAACTGTGGATAGCAATACCTGGTACACGCGGGAATACTGGTAAAAAAACAATCAATCCTGATACAAAGGTTAATGAATTATGGTCATTTGATGACGATGACGATGATTTCGTTGATGAAGAACTTAACTTATCTAACTTAGAAGATAGCATTAAAGATGAATAGAACATACAACAACACAACTACTAACACTGCTAAATTTTTTGTTGGAGATGAAGTAGAGCATACTCCAGCATATGGTTTAAAAACATTATTTATTGTTGGTATTCAAACTACAGAAGCAATCCATTACCGGTTAGATACTACAGAGGATATTACACATATCTTCTTTGGTGCAAACCATAGTTTTAATCCAGATACACCAGGTGCATGGCTCAACTGGAATAACACTATTGCGCACTTTTTAAAAACAGGAAAACTGTGTTCATTAGATATTCCATTTACAGCAGTAATCGATTTTAACACAAATACTAATTTATGCAAGTATAATAATTTTATACCACAAATTAGAATTCCGGTTGCAAATATTAAGGATTGGAGTTATAATACAATGGTTAAGATTGACGACACTACATTTAACGCAACTAACCCCGGCGTGTGGACACATAGCTTGCACGATCTACAAGATCACAAGAAGTTCACTAACTGGTTTAACTATAATAACGACAAGGTACTTAAATGATTAATAAACAAATGATCTGGGTCACTTTTAAGAAAGAAGGAATCCATTGTTATCCTGCAGCACTAACTGATCCTAACTTAGCAGATGTATCGTTTTTAGGACACCCGCATAGACACATATTTCATTTTAAAGTATGGCTTGAAGTTACACATGATGACAGAGATGTAGAGTTTATACAATTTAAAAGATGGTTAGAATCATTGTACATTACTTCAACATTATCATTAGATAATAAAAGTTGTGAAATGATAAGCAATGATTTATACTGGAACATAAAAGATGAATACCCACATAAAGAAGTGTGGATTGAAGTTTCTGAAGATGGTGAAAATGGATCATATACCGAATACAACTAAAACTAATCACATGTAAAACTCATGTATAAATAAACCTAGTATTAAACCAGATGTACAATTTACAGTATACACTAACAGAGGTTGTTAGTATATACTACCATAACTTTATTATAAAACGGAAGAAAATAAAATGGCTAAAAATTACAAAACATTCTCATACTTTGAAAGTCGTCCAGATGTTGTTAAAATCTTTGAAGATCTTGAAGCATTTCGTGACTTTTGTAGAATTGAATTACGTAAATTTGATCCAGCAGATTTGTATCGCAAAGATACTAAATCGTATGGTGCGTATATGGCAAGTAAGCGTCCTAGAAAACCATACCAGGGCAATAAACCATGGCCCAATAATGTTAGACCAAAAACTAACAATTATAAAAAATCATAACATTTAATATTAACCACGAAAGCTCCTTTTGGAGCTTTCATAACAGGAGTTTATTTTGAAAATAAAACCTACTATTTGGATTTTTGCACTTGAACCACTTGACACTCGCTATACTAGTCAATGGTTTGAATATATACCTAAACAACTTAAAAAACAACTTGGCGATAACTTTAACATTATTCAAATTACTGGTGATCAACAATCATCAGATGTAACACCCGGTGCATTCTTAAACTTTATAGACACTAACGTATGGAAGGGATCGCAACTTGTTGGATTTTTAAAAAATTATGATAAATCAACAACTAATGATCATTTCTTATTTACAGATGCTTGGAATCCAGCAATTATAAATTTAAAATATATTAAAGATTTGATGAGATTAAATTGGACATTTCACGGACTGTGGCATGCTGGCAGTTATGACAAACATGATTTTTTAGGTGGGATTGATCACGGTTGGGTTAAACTTGCTGAAAAAAGTTATTATGCATCATTTGATCATAATTATTTTGCAACAGAATTTCATGTGAGAATGTTTATGGAGCAACTATTAAACAACGGCATGATTAGTGAAAATCCGTGGTTTGACGAAGATTGGAATGAAAGGTACGACGATGGTAAAATTGTTCGCACTGGATGGCCAATGGAATATTTAGCCGACGAACTTACACCATATTTAAATGCAGAGAAACGTGATTTAATCGTGTTTCCGCACAGAATTGCATCAGAAAAACAAGTTGATATTTTTAAAGCATTAAAAGATCAATTACCACAATATGACTTTGTTATATGCCAAGAAGAAACACTTACTAAAGACGAATATCATAAATTGTTAAGTGAAGCAAAGATTGTGTTTAGTGCTAATTTACAAGAAACACTAGGCATTAGTTGTTATGAAGGTGCATTACTTGGAGCTATACCAATGGTGCCTAACAGACTTAGCTATAAAGAAATGTATATGTATCATTTTAAATATCCATCACAGTGGACTGAATGTTTTGCAGATTACGAGGCACACAGTTTTGATTTATGTAATCAAATTATTAATTATATAGAAAAATACGACGAATATGCGTTGCATATTAAAAAACAAGCAGATTACTTAACAAAAGAATTTTTTAATGCAAGGGTATTATATGACAACTTTAAATGATACTATTACTACATCAACCGGATCTGATACTATTACATTTACTATGGATGGGGATCCAACACGTTACAGTATACCTGCGTTTGATGCCAGTACATTATCAGCATATACAGCGTCAAATGTTATGAGTGGAACAGCAGCGAGTGATACAATTACTATCACTGGAAGTAATGGCATGTATGGCCATAATACTATAACCGGATTTAATTCTACTAATTTAACAAGTAACTATTACGCATATAACGGAATAGGAGGAAATACTTGGTCTACTTCTAGTTGGGCTGCATATGGTAAACCATTTGAAGATAACTTTCCTGAATGGAATGCATTCAGAAAACTATGCAATGATTACCCTGGCCTAGACAAAGCATATGAGAATTTAAAATCAATTTACACAATCTGTTACGAAGACAGCATACTTCCAAAGGACGACGAATGAAAGTAGTAAAATACAGTTGGAAACAATTAGAAGGTGCAGCATTGGAAATTGCACGTCAAATACAAAAAGACGAGTGGAAACCAGATTATATTGTAGGCATTACACGCGGGGGACTTATCCCCGCGAACTTACTAAGCCAATACCTAGGTGTTAAAATGTTAACATTACACGTTAGCTTACGTGATCATCCGGATGATAATGAACACAATGCATGGATGGCGTGTGATGCATTTGGAGTCACTGATGATGAATTAGCAAGTGTTGGTCTAGCTAAAAACATTCTAATTGTTGATGATATTAATGACTCAGGTGCAACACTTGATTGGATTAAAGAAGATTGGAAATCATTGTGTTTACCAAATGATATACGATGGGATCATGATGTGTGGCACAGGAATGTAAGATTTGCTGTAATATTTGATAATGCTGCAAGTAACGCGCATGTTGATTATTGCGCAGAAGAATTTAACAAACGAGAAGATCCTATATGGATTGACTTTCCTTGGGAAAACTACTGGAAAAAGTAATGGAACTATCCGAAATAACACAGAAATACGGTATACGAAGCATAGACATTGAACAATATTATTCTGCAGATAACACTTATTCGATAGATTGGTCAAAGGCATCAATTCCAAGCGAACGAGCAAACGTTACGAGGTCTTTAACTGTTAAATTAAACGAGAAAGATTTTATAAAGTTGATCGACAAAGCTGAAAAATGTGAAGAATGGAATAAAAAACATTATGAAGATATGTATGTTAGAGATTCTAATCCAACTGTTAACGCAGCATATGAAAAATATAAAATGTTTTTAGAAATAGCAAGATCGGAGGGAAACAATGACAGATTTAACTAAAGAAGAACTACAAGAAAAAATTAAAAATGTAAAAAATGATATTGACAAACATGCCGGTACCGGTGATCCTCGTATGTTGTCCGGACTTCAAGATTACGTAGAATACTTACAAGATGAATTAGCAATGTTTAAAACAATTGACAAAACCTAAATACTACTGTATAATGTACACTTACAAACAAGGAATTAAAAATGAGCTTTAATAAATTAAAAACAGATCCAGCATTAGGTTTAGCAATACACAATCATTTAGTAAGTTTAGGTGTTGAAACACCAGTGACTGAAAAAATATTAACAACATCAGAAAAAATTAATATCATTCAGGATAAGTTTTATGATATTATGGTAACATTAGGGTTAGACTTATTAGATGACAGTTTAGCAGACACTCCTAAACGAGTTGCAAAAATGTTCGTTAACGAAATATTTTGGGGCCTTGATTATGACGCATTTCCAAAGTGTACTACTATACAAAATAAAATGGGGTACAATGAAATGTTAATTGAACGCAACATTAACGTGCAAAGTAATTGCGAACATCATTTTGTAGTAATTGATGGATTTGCAACAGTTGGTTATATTCCAAACGACGTTGTACTTGGTCTAAGCAAAATTAACCGCGTAGTTGAATACTTTTCAAAACGTCCACAAGTACAAGAAAGATTAACAGAACAAGTATTCCACGCATTAGAATACATCTTAGATACTGATAATATTGCAGTAGTTATCGATGCAAAACATTATTGTGTTGCCGCAAGAGGTGTAGAAGACACAGGTAGCACTACTATTACTAGTAAGTTAGGTGGTGCATTTAAAAACGATCCAACTACTCGTGCAGAATTTATGAGTATTGTAAACAAATAAGGAGATTTATGAAATTAACACCACAAATTCCAGCAGTAGGCATTATGCAAACAAATGACTGGGGTGATAGTAAAATGTATGCAATTAAATGCAAATGCGGTAACGAAGATGATGATATCGAGTTTATGGTAGAAGCTGATGAATTTAATGTTACAGTAACTACCTTTACTACACAAAAAACTGCATATTGGGATAGACCATTCGATGTTGCAGAAACTTATAAAATCAAAAATGTATTTTTAAGTACGGTTGCATATACTACATTAAGTTTTCTTAATGGATTTCATCATCGTTGTAAAATTACATGGAATTTGTGGTTTGATGGTTATCTTAAATATCAACAATCGACTATAATGTCTGAACAACAAACATTAAATTATGCAGACGCATTAACGTCTGCAGTTAAAGATTGCTACGAGTTTCGTAAACAATTAACACAGGATAACAAATGACACTTAAAGTATCAGAAATATTTTACTCATTACAAGGTGAGGGTAGATTTATGGGAGTGCCAAGTGTGTTCCTTAGAACGTTTGGGTGCAATTTTTCTTGTAGAGGGTTTGGTATGCCTAAAGGTGAACTAAGTGTACAAGCAGATGCAATTGCTAATAATGGTATACAATATCATTCATATGATGAACTACCATTAGTAACTACCGGGTGTGACAGTTATGCAAGCTGGCATCCAAAATTTAAACAGTTAAGTCCTATAATGACTATCGATGAAATTGCAGATAAAATGATTAATCTGCTACCTAATAAAAGATGGGGTAATGTACACTTAGTAATTACAGGAGGTGAACCATTGTTACCTGGATGGCAAAAGATATATCCAGAATTGTTAAATCATCCAAAGTTAGAAGACTTAAAAAACATTACGTTTGAAACTAACGGCACACAAGTATTATCAGAAGAATTAGAAGATTACATATTTGGAAAAAGACGATATCAAGTAACATTTTCAATTAGTCCTAAGCTAAGTGTAAGCGGAGAACTAAAAGATAAGGCAATTTGTCCTGAAATTGTAACTGAGTACCAACTATCAAGTTATGGTTCATTTTTAAAATTTGTAGTTGCAACTAAAGAAGATGTTATTGAAGCTCTAGAAGCATTAGAATGGTATAGAGCAGCTGGTTTTAGAGGTGATGTTTATTTAATGCCAGTTGGCGGTGTTGAAGATGTTTATCATTTAAACAACAAAGCAGTAGCAGAACTTGCATTAAAATATGGATTGCGATATAGTGATAGGCTACATCTTCCACTATTTGGCAACGGTTGGGGAACATAATGTTTGAAAAAATTATAAAAAAATTATTCGGTGATCGTAATGATGAGTTGGCATTGCAACAGCAATTAAAAGAAGCACAATTATCTAAACAACAAGCTATTAAAAAACGTAAAGTAAGACAACCTAAAGTTAAAGAAGAAGTTGTTCAAACGCCTCTTACTCCAAAAGAAATTGCTACATTAAAGAAAGAACCGTGGGTCGATGTGATCGGATTTAAGGTTAATAAACAAAATGTTAGAAATGGTTTTTTTGAACTTGACTGGAATGAGTTTTGGGTTGAAAAATTAAAACAAGATGGATACGGTTACGAAGGTGATCCCGAAGATGAAATTGTAGGTCGTTGGTATAGAGATATCTGTTACAATGCTGCTGCAGCCGAAGGAATTGACGTATCTGATCAAGATTTTGGATTTCTTAAAATTAATAAAACACAATAGGTAACAACATGAGAACACTTGGACCAGGCCCAACTAAACAACTACCCGGCAATTATGATGTATTATATAACAATCCTACTATTAAATTAGAATATGTTAGGCCTACTGTTAACGGGTGGGAAGCAAAGTTTATAGTCAAACCGGAATATACTTTTAACTTTCAACAATAGAGGACACAATGGCATTTATTTTAGTCGATTTATCAAACTTGTTTTATCGCGCACGACATTCAGTTCAAGGCACATCCGATTTAAAACTCGGAATGGCGTTACACATTACATTTAATAGTGTTAAAAAAGCATGGAATGATTTTAACGGTGAACACGTAATCTTTTGTTTAGAAGGTCGGAGTTGGCGTAAAGATTTTTACGAACCATATAAACGCAACCGAGCAGTAACTCGTGCTGCTATGACTGTTAAAGAACAAGAAGATGACAAACTATTCTGGGAAGCCTATGGAGATTTTGCAACCTTTATTACTGAAAAAACTAACTGTACTGTATTACAACATTCACGATTAGAAGCAGATGATTTAATTGCAGGATTTATTCAAGCACATCCAGATGCTACACATGTTATTGTTAGTACAGACACTGACTTTCAACAATTGATTAGCCCTACGGTTAGTCAATATAACGGTGTAGCAGACCATCATATTACGCATGAAGGATATTTTGATGCAAAAGGTAAACCCGTTAAAGATAAAAAAACAGGCGAAAATAAAATGCCATTTGATCCAGAATGGATGTTATTCGAAAAATGCATAAGAGGTGATACTAGTGATAACGTGTTTTCAGCATATCCCGGTGCTAGAACTAAAGGTACTAAAAAGAAGATCGGATTAACTGAAGCATTTGAAGATCGTGCGACGCAAGGATATGCGTGGAATAATTTCTTATTACAACGATGGACTGATCATAATGGTGTAGAACATCGTGTGATAGATGACTATAATCGTAATCGAGTGTTGATCGACCTAACACAGCAACCGGAAGATGTACGCGCAATCATTAACGAAACAATTAGCGTTAATTCTAAACCAAAATGTATTACACAAGTCGGTTCACGTATGATTAAGTTTTGTCAATCATACGATATGCGAAGAATGATTGATAATATTCAACCATTTGCAGAACCGTTTCAAGCAAACTACCCAACAACATAACTATGAAAAAAATTACAATTACAAAAGAAGAACTCACTGAAATATTAGCAGTATTAGAAAAATTTCCAGAAGTAGACAAGATTGATGTGTGTTACGACGGATCAAGCGGAATTGGCTATGTACTAGGAATATCATTTCCGTATGTAGTAAATGGTATTGCTACTACTCAAACTGTTGAAATTACAGGTGTTGATCAATGGTAGACTTTGAGATTTATGCTAAACCGATCGTAGATGGTAAATTTTGGATTGTTGAACAAGACGGTTTGAAAATTGCAACCCTGCATAAAAAAGAAAACGACCAATATATATTAAGTAGTACTACTGGTGAATTATGTTTTAATAAAAAAGAAGAACTTACATCTGAATTTGGTTCTAATTTTTTTACGTCTAATCATCATATAAAAGTTTCAGCCGTTACGTTAAACGAGTGTTACGGATATCCTACTAGCTGTACACCGTACAATGCAATTTACGATGTTCGTCGTAAATTGCCGTTATTTACTAAAAGCGATCAAAGTAAAAGTTTGTATTGCGCAGGATATTACATTATTAAATTTGAAAAGGGCTGGGTTAAAAGTTTTTGTCCTAAAGCGATTACAATTGAACGTAACTCACATAAAGGTCCGTTTAAATCAGAACTAGAAATGAAAATGGTGTTAGCAAATGCAAAATTCAATTAATTTAAGTCCAATTACCCAATTTGCACAGCTATTACGTGCAACCGAATTGAGTCAACAAAAAGAAGTTAAAATGCCAATTCAGCAAGCTAGACTACTTAATTTAGCACTAACTGAAATTTTAGATCAGCTTAATCAAGACTATTCTGCATTAGTTGAATCTTTATCTACTAATTCAACTAATGAGACTGTTACTATTCAACTAGATGGTGGAAATTTTAGCGAGACTAATTAACGATAAATACACGTAGTTAATAGGAGGACCGTATGGCAAGACCAAAACCGCGTGTATTAGTAGAACATTATGATCCAAATACCGGACAATTAGATCAAATTTTAGAAGCCGACGCAATTTGGGCAGTTGTTTATAAAGATGAACCATTTAATTTAAAAAGCACCACCTTACCAGTTGGATCTAAATATAAAAAATCTTCATTTTCGAATCCAGGACATGCACACAACTTAGCTACTAAGCTAAATAGTGAATTTAATTGCAGTGACTTCACTGTTGTAAAGCTAACTAACGGAGTTACTGTGCGATGATTCCTAGAGATACATTAACAAAAATATTTTTAGATCAATGGGGTAAAAGTTCGGATGACACTAACGTATTATTATTTTCACGTAAATGGTGGCAATCATCTCGTGTTGGTAAACAAACTGCATATCGGTTAAGTGAGTGTGGCTTTGAGTTTTTAACGTCTACGTTAGAATTAAAATCATATGAAGTCCCGTTTACTGATACTATTGAAATAAGCCCGCAAACAATTATATTTTTAGAACGATATCTTGATTGCCCGTATTATCTTACATATAAAAGCATAACCGTATTTGACGAACGAAAATGCGTTGAACTATATTTCTTCTCAGACGATATTCGCAGATACGGACTTGTTAAAGCAATGAAAGCACGGCAAGATAACTTATAAAAAATACTTGACACTTACAAAAAAAGCTGTATAATATGCTACATAGTTTGTTAGCAACACAACATTAGCTACACAAGTTATTAACTTTTCTTTTTTATATAACCTATGAGGTATTAATTTATGAGCAACATCGTATCACGTACAGTTGGACCAAAATCAGCTAAAAAATCTTTACGCAAAGCATTCAGCAGCAAACGTCCAATCTTTTTATGGGGACCTCCAGGCATTGGTAAATCAGATATTATTAAACAGCTAGGTAGTGAATTAGATGCACATGTTATCGATGTTCGATTAAGTTTATGGGAACCAACTGATATTAAAGGTATTCCGTACTTTGATTCAGTAGACCAAACAATGGTATGGGCTCCACCGTCAGAATTACCAAGCAATGCGTTTGCATCACAATTTAAAACTGTTATTTTGTTTTTAGATGAGATGAATTCTGCTGCTCCGAGTGTACAGGCTGCTGCTTATCAGCTTATTTTAAATCGTCGTGTAGGACAATACGAGTTACCTGATAACGTTGTTATTGTTGCTGCTGGTAACAGAGAAACAGACAAAGGTGTTACATATCGTATGCCTGCGCCATTAGCTAATAGATTTATTCACTTAGAAATGGCAGTTGATTGGGATGATTACTTTGATTGGGCAACTGACAATGCAGTTCATCCAGATGTAATTGGATTTTTAACTTCATGCAAAAGCGATCTTTATACTTTTGATTCTAAATCAAGTTCACGTGCATTTGCTACACCTAGATCATGGAGCTTTGTAAGTGAGTTAATTAACGATAACGATACTGACGCAGATACATTATCAGATTTAGTTGCTGGTTCAATTGGTGAAGGCTTAGCTATTAAATTTATGGCTCACAGACAGTTTTCAAGTAAACTACCTAATCCGACTGCAGTATTAAATGGTAAAGTAACTACTTGTGAAACAAAAGAGATTTCAGCAATGTACTCGTTAACAATTAGTTTATGTTACGAATTAAAAGAATCTGCTAGAAAAAAGGTGCCTAATTGGAACGAGCAAGTTAATAATTATTTCTTATTTATGATGAACAATTTCGAAACAGAAATTGCAATTATGGGTACTAAACTTGCATTATGCTCATACAAATTACCGCTTGATCCAGAAGAAATTAGTTGTTTTGATGAGTTCCACGGTAAATATGGCAAATATATTACTGCCGCTAGCGGTCAATAATATTAAAAAACAGTTGACACCGCCGCAAGGCGGTGTTATACTTTACGCACTATATAACTATAAGGAGTAATTCATGTCTTTAGATTCAATTGTTGATAAAATTATCGTAGCTCGCGTAGGTTTGTTGTTACGCCACCCATTTTTTGGAAATATGGCTACTCGTTTAAAAATTGTAGATGGATCAGATTGGTGTCCAACTGCAGCAACAGATGGTCGTCATATCTTTTATAATCGTGATTTTTTTGAGCCACTATCAATAAAACAAATTGAATTTGTTATTGGGCATGAGATCCTACATAATGTATTTGATCACATGTCAAGACGTGATGGTCGTAAACCTAAAGTGTTTAACATTGCATGCGATTATAATGTTAACGGTCAATTAGTTCGAGATAAAATCGGTGATCCAATTCCAACTATTAAAATGTATCATGATCCTGCATATTATGGTATGGGGTCAGAAGAAATTTATGATAAATTAATGGATGAAATGGACGAGCAACAACTTGATGAAATTGGGCAAATGCTCGATGAACACGTTGATTGGGAAAGCAATCCGAATGGTTCTAATCGTCCGCAATATACAAAAGACGAATTAAAAAAGATTCGTGACGAGATTCGTGAAGCTACTATGAGTGCAGCACAAGCTGCAGGTGCAGGAAACACTCCTGCAAATGTTGCTCGACTTATTAAGGAACTTACTGAACCAAAAATGAACTGGCGTGAAATTTTACGTCAGCAGATTCAAAGTACTATAAAACATGATTTTTCATTCATGAGACCAAATAGAAAAGGTTGGCACATGAATGCAATTTTACCAGGCACTAACTTTTCTGAAACAATCGATATTTGTATTGCAATTGATATGTCAGGTTCTATTAGTGACACACAAGCATCTGACTTCTTAAGTGAAATTAAAGGTATTATGCAAGAATATCAAGATTTCAAAATTAAGCTATGGTGTTTTGATACACAGGTATATAATGAACAAGAGTTTGATGGATTCTCAATGGACGAGTTTGATCATTACGAAGTAAAAGGCGGTGGTGGTACTGACTTTGATGCAAACTGGGAATATATGAAAGAACATGACATCAATCCTAAAAAGTTCATTATGTTTACAGATGGTTATCCATTTGGATCATGGGGAGATGAAACATACTGTGATACGGTGTTTATTATTCATGGCACTACTACAATTGTTCCGCCATGGGGTGAATACGCGTATTACGATTTTGCAACGGAACCTGCATAAATGGCATTAAAAAATGGAAAGGCAAATCCATTAGATTACTTTAAAATGCGGCGCGTAGATTTTGCATGTCCGCATTTTGAATATATAACAGTTAATAGATATCGAACAGAATTGATCGATTCTATTAATACATGGATCATAAAACATTTAAATAGTCGATATTATATAGGAAAAGGTATTTCGCTAGATGCAAATAACACAATCGTATATAATATTACAATCGGGTTTGAATCTGAAAAAGAACTTAGTTTTTTCACAATTGCGTGCCCTGATTTAAATTCAAGATAATTAATTACATAAACTTAACAAAAGGAAATATTATGACAGACAATGTACAAACAACCGAAACACAACCAGAAGCTAGTGCAGAACAAGTAAATCAAGATCAATCTGCAGATCTTACTGTTAATGATTTAACTGCGTTAAAAACAATCATTGATATTGCTAGCTCACGCGGTGCGTTTAAACCATCTGAAATGGTAGCAGTTGGTCAAACATATACTAAATTAGATACATTTTTAACTACTATTGCAAAACAAGCTGAAGCTGCTGGTACGCAATAATGGCGGAACTTAAACACGTCGGTAGAGTTATTACTACTGGTAAAAAGTGTATAGTTGCATATCGTACACTGCCCGGTGATGCATACAATTGTTTAATTGTACCCACCGAAAGCTTACCTGATAGTTATCATGATGCACTAATTAGTTTAGTTGAAAGCAATGCAGGACAATCATCGTATGAGTTTGCCGAAGCAATGGCTCGTACTAATTTTCCAGATGGTAGTATTATGCTAGCAGCATTGCATACCCAAGGTAAGTTAGTAAAAGCATCAACTGATCAAATTGAAATGATGCCAACAAATGCATATACAATTTTATTATCAGAACTTAATCAAACTATTGCAGAAAGTCGTGGGTTAGCAGTTGATGACTTATCTCTTAAGTCGCCAGTACAGACAGAAACTGCAAGCGTTACTGAAAAAGTAATAGCACCAGAACCAGTTAAAGCAGAACCGGCTATACCATTGACTCCCGAGCAACAAGCTAAACATTTTCGTTCTGAAGCAGACAGATTATCAAAAGATGCTGCGTCGTTACGTAGACAGGCTGAGGAATTAGTTCCAACAGCTAAAAAGGCTAAGATTGACGCTACGAAAGAAATTACTTCCTAAAGAAGTAATTGCTCACTGGCCGGAAGTAT